CTTGTAAAGGGTATTACTGATTACGCTAAAAGTACAGTTAAAGCCGCAAAAGATACTGTAGAACTAAACAAACAAGCAGAATTAGCGTCAGTAATAAATCAAGGGTTAATAGAAAAATATGACAGACAAGCCGAGCAACAACGACAAATAAGGGATGACGAAGCTAAAACTATTGAAGAACGTATTGCTGCAAACAACAAACTTGGTGAGGTATTAGAAGAACAAGAAAAATTAATGTTAGCTAATGTTGATTTACAAATAAAAGCTGCACAAGCACAGTTTGACAAAAATGCAAACCAAGAAAATGAAATAGCATTACTTGAAGCACAAAATGAAAAGGCAGCAGTTCTTGCACAGATAGAAGGCTTTAGAAGTGAACAATTAATAAATATAAATTCTTTAGAAAGGGAAAAGGCTGATTTATTAAAAGAATCAGAGGAAGAAGAAATAGAACGTAAAGAAAAATTAGCTGAATTAAAACAAAAAGAAAAAGAACAAATGCTTAACAACCTTGATACTGTTAGGTCAGTTGCAGGTGAAGAATCAAAAATAGGTAAGGCTATATTTATAGCTAAACAGGCAATGCTTGTAAAAGAAAAAATTGCAGAAGCTAAAGCAACACTTGCAAGAATTACAATGCGTACAGCAGAAGCGAGTGTAGATGTTGCAAAAGGTACAGCATCAACTGCAAAAGTTGGGTTTCCACAAAACGTACCATTATTAATAGCATTTGCAGCACAAGCAGCAGGTATTATTGCGGCAGTAAGTTCGGCAGCAGGTGCAGCTAAATCATCTGTTGCATCATTCGGAGGTGGCGGAGGTGGTTCTGCACCAGCAGCAACAGCACCCCCTGCATTTAATGTAGTAGGTGAAGCACCTGTAAACCAATTAGCACAAACAATAAGCGGTCAAGAACAAAGACCTATAAAAGCGTTTGTAGTATCATCAGATGTTAGTACTGCACAATCATTAGAACGTAACATTGTAGAAGGTGCATCAATTTAAAACAAAAAAATAAATATAATATTGTTATAATATGGATATAATAGAACTTTTTATAGACGAAGATGAAGATGCTATTGGCATAGAAGCCATTTCTGTGGTAGAATCACCAGCTATTGAAGAAGATTTTATAGCACTTAAAAACCACGTTGTAAAATTTGCAGAAGTAGATACAGAAAAGCGGATATTAATGGGTGCAGCCCTAATACCAAACAAGCCTATTTTTAGAATGAGTGGCGATAGTGAATATTATATCTACTTTTCACGTAAAACTGTTCGTAAAGCAAGTGAATTGTTTTTTATAAATGGCAATCAAAATAATTCTACATTAGAACACGAAGTGCCATTAACAGGATTGTCAGTTGTAGAAAGCTGGATAGTAGAAGGTGAACAAGATAAAACAAGGCATTACGGTTTAGATGTACCTGTAGGTACTTGGATGGTATCTATGAAGGTTTTAAACGATGACATTTGGGAAAACTACGTCAAGACAAACAAAGTAAAAGGGTTTTAGCATAGAAGGTTACTTTGCAGACAAGTTAGAACGACCAAAAGACAAAACAATAAAAGACGATTTAGCCAAAATAGAAGAAGAAGAAGCACAACACATATTAGACCAACTAACAAACTTATTTGACAACAGACAAAAGTTTGAAAGCTATGCAGATTATCCTGATGCAGTAAGCAACAATGCAAAAAAAGGTATAGAACTAAACGAAAAGGTAGATAATAAGTGTGCAACCCAAGTAGGCAAAGTAAGAGCAAGACAATTAGCCAAAAAAGAAGCTGTAACAGTTGAAACAATTAAAAGAATGTTTAGCTATTTAAGTAGGGCTGGTGAATATTATGACGAAGGCGATACTAAAGCCTGTGGTACTATATCTTATTTACTATGGGGTGGTAAAGCAGGTTTAAGATGGGCAGGTTCTAAACTAAAAGAACTTGATTTATTAGAAGAAGATTTAAAAGCACCTTGTTATGATGGGTATGAAATGATAGGGTTTAAGATGAAAAACGGTAAACGAGTGCCTAACTGTGTGCCAATAAAATGAAATATAGAAAAGGAAGATATTCAAGCCCTACAACTGACAAACGAGCCTGTTTATGCCCAGACAATACATATTCAAGGGAATGTTGCGATGGCAGTTTACAAGCACAGGGCATAGGTAACATTACTAAACCACACACAACCTATTATTATAAGCTACAAAAGTGTAGCCATAGTTCACATAAAGAAATTTATATAGAAGATGTTGAACTAACGGTAAATAGTGTTTACTACTTTAATTTTAGCAATACAAACCATAGCGGTTGTTATACAGTTACACACGTTAAAACCTCCGCAGAACATAAAGTAAATTCTGTAGTAGCATATAATGACTGTGCCGCTTGTGAGGCAGCAAACTAAAAATACAACAAAACGTTAAATAATTTATTATATATATATGAAACCAGAGGTACAAAAAATACTACAAAAGTTTTCTACGCAAAAGGTTGATTTAGCGGTTATTGATGATGTTAAAAACAAACATTTCTTTTAGGACAAAGAACAGATGATACAATAAGAACGATAGGTTTTGGTGCAGATTTGCTTATTGGCAAGATAATGAAAGAATATCGTGTTGTACAAAAGGGTTTACCTGAATTAGAAAAACTGCTAAAAATTACAACAATCATTAAAAGAATTAGGCATAACAAATAACAAAGAATTAGATAATGCTAAAATGAAATTAGTAGAACAAATAAAAGAATAAAACAATAGAAGAATCTTTAGATAAACTTGTAAAAGTTAAAACTTTAAATAATATGAAACCACAAGTAAAAAAAATACTACAAAAGTTTTCTACGCAAAAGGTTGATCTTTCTTTAATTAACGAATTAAGAAAACTTCAAAAGGAAATAGATAGTGCTTTAAACGAAGAAATAAAATTACGCACAGAAGCAACAAAATTAAACAGCAAATCTAAAGAACTTGATAAACGCTATAATAAATTAGTGATAGAGGCAAAAGCAAAAGCTAATCAGTTTTCAAAAAAATCAAAAGAATTAGGGATTGATGAACCTGCTTTTTTAGATAGTATATATGATTCTTTGGTTGTAAATATATACGATAATATTAAAAATGAATTTAAATAAGATATGAAACCAGACGTACAAAAGATACTTACCAAGTTAAGCGAAAACAAAGTTGAGTTAGCCAATGTAAATCAGCTTTCTTCATTAGTGCAACAAAGTAGGTCAGATGAAGCAGAAATGGTATATGGTTTTTTAGACGCTAAAGAAAGTAGTAAAAGAGGTATTAAGGCAGCGGAAAAACATATTAGAAATCTAAAAGAAGTAAATGATTTAATAAATGATGTAGAAAGTGCAGCTAAAGAATTAGGTGTAGATGCTATAAACATTAAAGAATTGAAGAAAGCAAAAGATTTTTTAAATGGTAATCCAATTAATGCTACAGAAATAATGATTTCTAAAATGAAATCTTTATTGTAAAAACCTAACAAAAAGAATATTAATTTATTGATATATATATGAAAGCAACAGATATGTTAAACAAAGTAAAAGAACTTGTTGGCGTGGAAGCATCTGAAGAAACCCAAGAAATTGAATTAGCACAAGCTACTTTGGAAAGCGGTGCTGTTATTGAAAGTGAAACTTTTGAGGCAGGAAGCGAAGTATTTATCGTTACCGAAGAAGAAAAGGTAGCCCTACCTATTGGTGAATATACCCTTGAAGATGGTGAAATATTAACCGTTGAAGAAGAAGGTATTATTGCATCTATAGGTGCAGCAATTGAAGAAGAAGCACCTGCTGAAGAAGAAGCGTCTGAAGAAGTAAAAGCCGAAGAAGAAGAAAAAGAAGAAATGGCTTACGCTACTAAAGAAGAACTTGCAGAGGTAAAATCAATGATTGAAGAAATTAAAGCAATGATTGAAAAGGAAGAAATGTCTGAAGAAGGCAGTTCTGTAAAATCAGAAGAAACTACTACAAAGGTTGTTTATTCATCTAAAGAAGAAATGAGTGAGCAAGAACCTGAAAAAGTAAAACACAACCCAGAAGCAGTTGCTGACAAACAACTAAACCTTTTAAGTAAAAACAAAAGGGGTATGTCTACAATGGATAGGGTACTACAAAGAATAGTTAATAATAATAAATAAAAATAGTTTAAAAAAATGGCTACAATTACAACTTCAAATGATGTATTAAGGGCAAGATCAAAGCAAGAAACTTTGACAACGTCTGGTGCTGTAGAAGCTAACCAAGCTGGTGCAGAATTTAACATTGCAACTGATGCTCTAACTATTACCCTACCTCTTATTGATTCAAACAATATAGGTATGGAGTTTACGTTTAGAAACACAGGTGCAGATGGAAACAATATTATTACACTTTCGCCTAATGCTGCGGATGGTGTAAATGGAAGCATTGCTAACGCTGCTGCTGATTCAGTTGCAAGTGGTACTGTAAACAAAGATTGGGTAAACACAAAAGCGACTGCTAACAAAGGGGATTTTGTTACACTTAAAGCTGTAGCTGCAACTGCTTGGTACGTTACAGGTGGTGTAGGTATCTGGGCTTCAGAAGCATAATTATTAAAAAAATAAATATTTAAAAAAATGGCAACAACAACTTCAATTACTACTACTTATGCTGGTGAATTTGCAGGAACTTATGTTTCTGCTGCCCTATTAAGTGGTACGACTTTGGCTAACGATTTAATCACTATCAAGCCAAATATTAAATTTAAAGAAGTGATGAAAAAAGTAGCTTCTGATGACATCGTCAAAAATGGAAGCTGCGACTTTGATTCAAGTTCAACTTTGACCTTAACAGAACGTATTTTAACCCCAGAAGAATTTCAGGTTAATTTACAACTTTGTAAAAAAGACTTTATTTCTGATTGGGAAGCAATTTCTATGGGGTATTCAGCTTATTCTGATCTACCTGCAAGTTTTTCTGACTTTTTAATTGCACACGTTTCTGCTAAAGTAGCACAAAGAATGGAAAACAACATCTGGGGTGGTACTAACGCAACAGAAGGACAGTTTGACGGATTTAGAACAACACTACTTGCTGACGCTGATGTAACTGATGTAGGTGCAGGTGCTGCGGTAACTGCTGCAAACGTTATAGATAAAATGGGTTTAACAGTTGATGCTATACCACAAGCTGTTTACGGTGCTGACGATTTGTTTATATATGTATCATCAAATGTATATCGTGCTTATGTACGTGCATTAGGAGGTTTTGCTTCAAACATTGGTGCTGCTGGTACTAACGATCAAGGTACACAATGGTTTAACGGAGGTGCTTTGACTTATGATGGTATAAACGTTGTATTAGCATCAGGTCTTGCTGCAAATACTATGGTAGCTGCTGAAAAAAGCAACCTATTCTTTGGAACAGGTTTGATGAACGACCAACAAGAAGTAAAAGTCATTGATATGGCTGATATTGACGGTAGTCAAAACGTAAGAGTTGTAATGAGATTTACCGCTGGTATTCAACACGCTATCGGTTCTGACATTGTATTATATTCTTAATAAATAAATAAACTAACATAAAGGGTGGGTGAGCCAATGTGCCTACCTACCCTTTTTTAATACTATAACTTATGGCTTGCGATTTAACACTTGGGCGTAAAGAACCCTGTAAAGATGTAGTAGGTGGTCTAAAAAATGTTTATTTTGTTGCGTTTGGTAAATTAGGAACGGTTTCATTAACTAATGACGAAATAACAAATTTAACAGGGGATTCTGGATCGCTTACAGCGTTTAAATACGAACTAAAAGGCAATAGTAGTTTTGAACAAACTATTAATGCTTCAAGGGAAAACGGTACAACGTTTTTTGACCAAACACTAAACCTAACACTTAAAAAACTTACCAAAGAAGATAACAAAGAGTTAAAACTTCTTGCCTATGGCAGACCACACGTTGCTGTTGAGGATTACAATGGCAATGTATTTATGATGGGTACAGAACACGGAGCAGACGTGAATGGCGGCAGCATCGTTACTGGAGCTGGAATGGCCGATTTAAGCGGATATACACTAACGCTAAACGCACAAGAAACTGCACCTGCTAACTTTATGGATTCTGACACTAAAGATATAGACTTCCCATTTAGTGTAGCAGATTACGCTGGATTAGACGGAACTGTAACAATTACTTTAGGAACAAATTCTTAATCTGTTTTAATTTTGGTTTTGGAAGGGGTAGCAGAAATGTTACCCTTTTTTTTGTTAATTATTTGTTTATTAAAAATATTGTAGTATGTTTGCATCAGCAATAATGCTAAACAATTTTATAAAAGGGGTTAAGAGCCTCACGAAAATTTCGAAATATTAGATAATTTATTTTCAGTAGAAGATTGTAACAATTTAGAAAAACAATTACAATCATTAAATTTTTTAAAAGAACTTTCAAATGAAGCCTTTGATGATGGTTTTATGGAAAGGGCAGAGGAATTAGCTAACGTTATTAGTGATTTAAAAGATTCTTTAGGTATTCCACACTTTGAAACAGAGTGGGAAGATAAAAGGTTTTGTAGTGCTTTTTTAGAAAAGAAACAATTTTTACAAGATCAAGAAGATAGCAATCCTTTAAGAGTTGCAGGTAATAATTTAATACAATCTTTAAATCTTTTGTAATTTAATTTTAACTTTAAATTAGGGTGGCATTAGCTGCCCTTTTTTTTGCTTTATAAATAACAAAATTTAGGTTTTTTTATTGTATATATATGATTATACTACAAGAAACAGGATCAGCCCAAAACCTTGATTTTATACCAAG